AGTTGCAAGAATACCAGAGTCGATTTTTCCACTCACAGAGTATCGTTGAAGAGTATTAAGAAGTTGCCTTGTATCTGGAAAATAGTTTTTGATAAGTTCTGCTACAACTTTTTTATCATACTCAATATTTTCCTCGTCAAGAATATGAGACACTCTATTAAAAGTAGATACCATCAACTCAGGTTTTTCATTCTTTGGAATGGGAGTATATTTAAGAACAACACACCTTGATTGAATTGGTTCAATAATTTTATTAAGATTATTGCAAGTAAAAATGAAGCATACATTATTGTGAAGTTGTTCAATCACTCCACGAAGACAAAGCATCACATCATTAGTTGTCCCATCAAACTCATCAAAGAATACTACCTTTTTCTTATCATTAAACATAGAAACAGTAGTTCCAAAATTAATGACTTGATTGCGAATAGTATCCAAATATCTACCCTCAGAAGAACCATTCAAAAACAAAACATCCTGTTTTGTAATCTTACAGAGAGTTTTAATAGTTTGAGTTTTACCACAACCCTGAGAACCTTGCAAAATAAGATTTTGATTCAGTTGCCCCTCACTTACTACATTAGTGAAAAACTCCTTTACACTTTTAGTAAGAATCAAATCATCAACAGATTCTGGTGCCCACTTTTCCACCCACAAGAATGGTTTAGTATCAGTAATTTCCATATCAAAAAATAAAGATCAAAGGTAATAGTAATTTGGAAATGATTTACTTCTCATCCTCCAACTTGCAGTATCCCTATGGATACCAAGTATTTTAGCACATTCTTTCACGGATTCATAAACTACCCCATCAACATAACACTTTTTACCCATAGATTTTGAAAGATTATTTCTATGCTCCTCAGTAAAAGGAACACCTTTTCTTGGATGAGAATTTTTAGACCAGTATTCTCTCTGCGACTTACGCATTTTATCAATAGAATCTTTGGTGTGTTTGGTTCCCCATAAAGAATTTAAAGAAGGGTTTAACCATTCACAATAATCTTGTTCTACTTTTTTGAGGTCTTCGTCTTCGTGTATCCACTTGACGACTTCAATAACAAAATTGTGATATCCATACTTTAAAAAATTTTCATAAAGTTTAGGGCAATCCATTTTATTACTGTTGCACATAGTTATATGTTTAGCAAATCTAAGCATATAATTTTTTTCAGTAGAACCTATGTAGTTTTCCCCTGTTATTTTGTTCCTTATTTGATAAACGCAACTCATTTACTAAACCTCATAGTATAATATTATTTAGTAAATGAGTTATTTAAACCCATTCTGGTTTACGATGGGGCAATCGAAGGTAATTATCGCATACCCATTGACTTGAGTTTTCACATTGACTCTAATCGCTTTCATCTTCTCCAATAAAGTTCATTTGTCCTTTAGTATACCACAACCTTTCGGTTCTATGCTCAAATCCATACCCTGTCCTTGATTGTCCGTTCTTGGACTTCCCTCATTTTTCTTTTTAGTTTTTTGAAATGTCACTCTCTCATATCTATTAGCAAATATGTCAGGACACCAATAGGTTACAATCCAATTAACGGTAGGATTTAGTTCCATATGTTTCTCAACACTATGTTTCATAATACCTATTTGAATGTATCCATCGTGCATAATACATCCACCATCTTTCAATTCATAGAGGTAAAGTGTTTTTATTTTTTCTTTTTTCACTCTATACCCATTCAGGTTTACGACTTGGTATTCTCAAATAATTCTTAGATACCCATGGTTTAGATGCAATGTACATCTTATAAGCATCAAATGTCGAGATACTATCATCAAACTTAAACTCCTCAGGCATAGCACGAACAAATGGAGTCAGTTTTGAACGGTGAATAGCATCTAATGGAAAGATTTTATTTGCATGTGCAAGAGTATGAAGGCATGAATGAATTTTTCCATAACGATTAGAATACTCCTCACACAATGCAAGACCGTGCCGGATTAACCATCTGGCATTTGCAGCAGTTTCATTTGCCCATACGGTGCAGGGGTGATTGCGAAAGGCACCCTTATCGGTCGCATACGGGGTTCCATCGGTCTTAGGAAGAGTTCCATACCCGTGCCCCCATTTGTCTGAGGCAACGATAGAGAGGAGTTGACAGGTCTCTAGGGGCATCTTGACGATGTGCTTATCTGGAAGCACTTGTGCCGACTTGACCGGACTTTCATTTGTGACGAAAATGTTCATGTTAAGAGTTTGCTAAAACTGATTGCCAGTAGGAACATAAGCATTATAACAACATCCCAAGATTTTGTCCTTATAAAGTAAGGAACTGAAATCATATCAGCAACGAAGTGAAGCATCACTCCAAGAGTTATATTGATATGAAGAACAACAAAATACGCAGTAATCACTAGGATACTACCAGTTATTCTCATTGGGACATCAACTTTGGTCATTTCAAAGGTCGAGTAAAGATTTCAGATATAATGTCTGTTGCACCCATTGCTTCATACATATAAGTCGCACCAGATCGTGGATTTGTATGATCTCCACAGGTAAAGACATCACATACTGCCATACCATTCTCCGGCCAAGTATGAATACTAATGTGAGATTCGGCAAGAAGTGCTATGGCAGTTACACCATGAGGATCAAACTTATGTGATGAAATATCTAATAAGGTGCTTTCAGATAGTGTTGCAGCATTTGAAAGCACATTACGGATATGTGCTTCATCATCTAATAATCCATAAGGACAACCTTTGAGAGTAAAAAGAATGTGTCTCATCCAAATGTCGAATCGGGTTCCAGAGCAATATAATACTTGAGATTGTGTTGTGTATTCTTGAATTGTGACAGAAGTTTAGAAGACACTACCACCTCATAAGCACCAGGAATAATCTTGATGTTTTCTACCTTAAAGTTAAACTCAAAATCATCACTAGTCTCACCAACAACAATGGCGTACTCATTAGAAGTATCGTTTTTCTTATCACGAACCACCAGTTTGATGACACCATTCTCACCAATTGCAGACATATCAGGAAGTTGATATACTGCTGCTGCCTTTACCAGTTTATCGAGTGTTACACTATCCAACTGGAAGCACACATCTTGAGATGGCAATGTAATTTCTTTCTCTGGAGGAGCAATAATTACATTCGGGTCAGCAAAGAAATACTTCACACGACGTTTACCTTCTTTGATGCTCAAGTAACTGCCCTGATTAAAGTCGAGGTCAGGATCCTGATGAAGACTCAAACCATTCAAAAACTGGTTGAGATCATAAATCGCAAAGTCCCGTGGAAAATCTTCTTTAATTTCTGCTTCGGCAAGAATGTTCTTTGCCACAGAAATAGTGCGAAGTTTGTTGCCTTGCTTTACAAGAATAGAATTGTTAATACCCGCAAAGTTCTTGAGGATAGCAAGTGCGTTGTCAGACAGTTTCATTGTTTGTTCTTTGATTTTCATTATTATTGAGGGTAAGTTTCACGATTTGTATTCTTATCATTGAAATACATGAGAAGAACAGCATAGTGAAGGATCTTAAATATATCACGACGTGGAGTACCTTTCTTATCATATCGTGAAACATATTTCATAATATTATCTCTAGAACATGCTTCACCGTCATTGTGTGCTGCTTCAACAAAATCTAAAGTTTGAAGATTTTGATCGTTATCAGCATAGTGTTGCTTATAAGTTCCTCTAATATAGTCAAGAAGTTCTTTTACGATCTCTTCTTCATTATATTTCCAGGGTGTTGAAGATGCATAGATGGCATCAGGATCAGGATTAATACAAAAGTCACGATCATTTGTTCCTGCTATCCAAGTGCCATTTGTTGCCCAATTGCCAACTGTCGAATTCAAGTTAGTATTAGTGTATTCATCCATTTTTAAAATTTCATCGTAAAGCATATTAATCATAACTTATTATATCAAGAAAAGTTGTGTGCGTCAAGAGATTCTTTTTGCTGATCTTCAGTAGGCATCACAAAATCAACATCAATTTTGTCATAAAGTTCCAAGAATGCCTGTTTGGTCTCATCGTCAAAACGATTTACACAAACTTGAATTGCCTTTGCTTTGTCTTTGAAAATAGCATAGGCACGAATGATATGAACCAAGCGGCGGGTGCTGATGATTTCATCAATACCACCATCATAGAACGTTTTACGGATCACGTCTGACCAATCGCAAAGACGTTTGCAGAAGTCACGATCTTCCACTCCAAGATCCAAAGCAATACCCTCAAGAATTTTCTGTTCAGTTGCAGGAGTTGGATAAGACTGCTCAAAGGTCACAGGAAAACGCTCAAGAAATGCTTCATTCAGAACATTAGTGCCGATAAAACGACCATCATCAGAACCTTTACCTTTTGTGTTCGCAGTGGCAAATACATTGAAACCTTTTGTTGGTTTTACATACTTACCGATCTTTTTCAGGAACACACCCTTACCTTCAAGGATGGACTGGAGACAGAGGATTTTATTGCTAGCAAGGTCAACTTCATCGAGTAGCAAGATTGCTCCTCTCTGGAGTGCTTCAGTGACAGGTCCGTTATGCCAAACAGTTGCCCCACCGACAAGACGGAAACCACCAATAAGATCATCTTCATCTGTCTCAATAGTAATGTTTACACGAATGAGTTCACGTCCAAGTTGAGCACAAGCTTGCTCTACAGACAACGTTTTACCATTACCCGAAAGACCCGTAATAAACGTTGGGTAAAAAAGATTGGACTGAATAATTTTTTTAAGATCACCAAAGTTACCAAACTTGACGAAAGTATCATCTTTATCAGGAATAAAGTTTTGTTCCTGAGCAGGAATTATTGCAGGGGGAGCAGGGGGAACTTGGTAGGTTTGCTCCATTTGTTCCCGAACGGTAAGGTTCCACTTACCACGTCCAACTTTATAATCAGAAATTTTATTTGTAACTGTCTGATAGTTAGATCCATTCATCGCACACCATCCACGAATATCAGAACCGGTTACAGACTCCCCATAAAGTTCCTGTAAGGAAGTGACGATGTAATCAGCAGAAAGAGACATGATCTTGTTTTTTTGGTTTCAACTGAAGTTATTATACAATGAAAAAGGGGTCTCAACGACCCCCAGTGGACAGTTTAAGAATTGGTCAGATGCTCTTTCAACTCTTTAATCAATTTTCTACGAGAATGTCTCCTGTCCAGTTCGATACCAACAGTTCTACCATACTCTTCAAGTTCGTCCTTACTCATTTCATCGATAGAAACATCACTTTCAAAAACTTCTTGAGTAGGTTCAGGAGCAATTGCTTTTGCTGGTTCTGAAGGGACTGCAACTGGAGCAGGTTGTGCAGGTGCTGCTGGAGCTGGTGCTGGAGTTTTTCCTCCCAATAAATCTCCAAATTTAGACATTCTTAATACCTATTACTATAAAAATATTTATCAAGCAACGAGTCCCACAAACTCATTTAGAATTTTCTTATTCATTTTTTTGTTCTTCAGACTCTTCATAAAAGATTTTTTGATTTGTGTTTTAGAAGCATCTTCTGATACCTCAAATTCAGATTCACTTGTAAGAGTTGTTGCTGAAAGTGCAATATAAGAATGATAACCAGAGTTCTTAATAGAAAACGATTTCTCCTTTTTCCACTGGTTTTGTATTTTCTCTCTTAATTTATATTCACCAAAAGTGTACCGACTAATAAAACGATGAGAATCACGAGACTCAAGAACACGAATACCAATAAAATTAGTATCAGTAAAATTGTCTCTCAAATTTTGAATTAAAATATCAGTGTAATCATCCCACATAGAATCCAAAGAATAAGTGTTTCCCGTTTTACGATCTCGGAGATAACAGTTATCAGTAATTCTACCAACTCCAATAAAAGGTTCAAATTCCCAAGAACGTTGAATCTCACGATGATAAGTAAGTCCATAACCCTCACCATCAGTCAGAACAACACACTGAACTTTTTGAACTTTAGTATTTTTCTTAAATTGTGGAATAATTTGATGAAGTGCAATCATCGTTTCATCCAAAGGAGTTCCAGACAATTCCATTCCAACAGGAATAGAATATCTCCCACCGAAATTAATATATTGTGCAAGACGAAACATATTCTTCAGTTGTTTTTCTAAAGTTTTAGAATTGACTTTGTGGGACAAAATATTCATCAAAGAAAACTGTTCTCTGACCTGCATCAAACCATCTTTTTTCTCATATGGTCTTTTACGGCAAAGTTGTTCTCCATCATAACTCATTAATGGATACTCATTCGTAAATGCATATACCTCAAATGGAATAGAAACTTTCTTACAGAACCATACAAGATTGAATAACTGTTTCATAGTATCCATCATTACCCTTCCCATAGAACCAGACCAATCAAGTATAAAAATCAATCCATGATCTTTACCATCGGCAAGTGTGGTTACTTTCTTGAACAAGTCTTCGTTGTATTTGTAGGTGTGAAGTTTAGAGCAGTCCAAAACTCCAGTGCGACTAGTAGTAGCACGAGCATAACTATTAGCAGATTTTCTACACTCAAATTCTTTGACAAGATAATTTACCTCTTTCTGTGCTGATTTTTTAAATTTCAGAAACTCACTATCAACATAATCAAACAGATAAGGATCGTGAGGATTGTCCCAGAGTTCATCACATCTCTCATGAATCTCTCCATTTGGAACAATAATATCATCAAGATTAACTTGAGGAAGTTCTATATAAACATTCTCAAATCCATCCATAGATGCAAGTTTTTTAATTGCATCTTCTAATGAGTCCATTGTATCTACTTTAGGTTCAGAATTAGTTTCTCCACCCTGATGAACATGCTCGGTGTCTTGCTCGGTGTCTTGCTCGGTGGTGTCTTGCTCGGTATCAGTACTATCTTCAGATTCTCCAGGTTGCTGTTGTTGCTCCATGGAGTTATCAGACTGTTCTTCAGATGAACCAGAACTTTGTGATTCCAATGAATCCATATCAGTCTTGGTTTCGGTGTTCATCTGCTCCTTACAATACTTATAGAGTGTCTGTGCCGCAATCAGAACATCATCAAAGTTCTCACAATCTTTGATCATGCGAACAATAGACATCTCTACATCTTCACCGAAAGGAATATCAACAAAGTTACCAATCTTGAAGTGAAGATTTACACGGTCGGCAAGATTCATCTTACTTACATCTTCACACTCAACACCAAAGAAGTCCTCATCGGCAAGAACATTATATCCTTTATAGAAGGTCTTAGAGATACCAGCATAACGACGCTTCATCATTTTCTCAATGCGAACATCCTCCACCACATTCACAAACTGTGGAGGTATCTTGTATTCTTTTATCCAATCACGATCTGGTGTATATAGTGCATGTCCCACTTCATGTGCCACCAACATATCATATATCTCATTACCTGCCTTATCCCAGTTCGGCAATGTCAGCACACGAGTATGGACATTGAAACATGCGGTCTCAACATTCTTATTCTCAACCACAAGGTCTTCAGTGGCAAGAAGTTTGGCAAGTTGAGATTTGATTTCGTGCCTGACGGTCATTGGTTTGTTTCGTATGAATGTAGTATACAATAAAAAAGCACCCCTGTGAAGGAGTGCTGTGACGGTTGTGGAAGTGGTTTAGTTATTCATGGATTCAATCTCTTCATCACGTTCCTTCCAACCAAAGGAACCCAAGACAAGTTTTCATAAAAAACCTCACGAAACGATTTGGTTTCTCATCCATATAATACCTAAAATATCGTTGATTTCCAATCGTATAATAACCCTTGTGGTTATTTCCCTGTTTGATTTGAAGAGAGGTTTCATAAGAACCAACACTCAAATCAGTTCCAGTTGTAGCATAAGTAAATTTGGGTTTAAAGAAGTTTCCATACTTTACAGCATACTCAAAGTCCTGAATAATTCTATCAAACTTTGTGTTGTATAACTTTTCTGAAATACATTTGGATTGATAGAACTTGTTTTTAGTATTCTCAATCAGTTTATCAATCTTCTCATCAAGTTCTTGTGAGATTTCATCCAGAGTTTTGGGTTTCTCTGGAATATCAAGTTTCAGTTCAAGTGTTTGTGGTTCTTGCAGAATAGTAAAATATTCGCGAAGATTATAGTTTTCATCTTCTTCTTCTTGTGGATCAAAATACCCAACCAAATTCATCAGTTTGAAAACATTTTTCACATCTTCAATAGTGTTGATTTTTTCTACATCTAAACCATAAGTTTGTTTAGTCATGGTTGGATTATGTGTATAAAGTCATTATACAATAAAAAACCACCCCAGTCAAGGAGTGCTGTGACAGTTGTGGAAGTGGTTTACTCTCCCCCAAAATGACTTGTTGGTTTTCCATCTGGATCACGGGATACACTTTCAACCCACTCCTTACCATCATATACTACAGGAAAATAAACTCTCGTTTTAGTCCATAGAGTAAATGGTTTTCCTTCACTACCACCGTAACCATCATCAAACTGTTCACAAAGTTCTTCTTCGGTGAGAGTGCATGAAACAACACTATCCCATGAATCATCACGGTTATTCATTTCTCGTGTGATAAGAGATTTCCAATCAGTCATCTGTCAACTCCTTAGTCCTTTGTGTGTATGAAATCATTAGAGTGCCTCCACATCATAAGAAAGTTCTTTGATTTCTTCTACATTCAAAATTTTAGTATAACCAGAAGGATAATCATTCATACCAGCATCAAAGATAAACACAGGAATGTTTCGTTCTTTACAGAGTTCTTTGAACTTTTCTTCGTCAAGTTCAAACTTACCAACATACTTAACATTTGGATACCTGTCCCAAGATGTTACAATTCCTCCTGGATAATAACTCCACTCAAACTTATCAAGTTCTTGAATGATGTTTTCTGCCTCTTGAATATGCTCTGGATTAGTGTAGATGCGTCCGTATCCTTTGTAAGTGAAGGCAGTCATTTCAGTTCTTTGTGTATGAAATCATTATAAGACATTTGGAGACCTTGTGGAGTGCTCCTGTGCCAGTTCGTCTTTTTCTTTTAATTCTTGAAGCACTTCTTCCCAAGTGTATGCTTTACCAACAACACCCTCAACTGGTTGAGGAGTTTCATCAAGTACAAGATAAAGATCTTCACCACTTTCAGTATGTTCAAATATATCATGGTCTTGAACATACTCAGTCACTTTGTCCATCCAATACTTTTGATTTAGAGTAGAAAAGTATTTGGAATCGTCGGGATGAATAGTGGGATGAAGTTTACCGTTCTTAATCTTTACAATAAACTTAACGCCTTCAAGAAGTCGGTCTCCAACACCATAACCATCAAAAATAGCAGTATCAAATTGAGTTCCGTTTTCGGATTCAAAATAAAGAGCAATCATTGGGTTAGGTGGAGGTAGAACATGTGCAGGTCTTTTTTTCTGTTAAAAGACACATATGAGGAGTCGTGGCAGAAATGGTTTGGAAAATTTTTGCGGTGGAGGTCTGTGAGTTGTTGGATGGCTGATTTATCTCCTTTCAAAACTCTGCCATAGATCTGAAATATGGAGTCGTCGATCATAATGTGTTTCTGTGTGTATGAGAGTATTATACAATAAAAAACCACCTCTGTGAAGGAGTGGTGTGACGGTTGTGGGAATGTCAGTTATCGTGCCGACCTCCATGTGTACTTCATTTTTTCAATGTTTGATAAATGTGCAACAATCACTTGAACTTCTTTTAGTTTATATTCAGTGCTTCCTTCAAGAGTTAGAGCATCTTCAAATATAGCCTTGAGAAGTATTTCACAATAGTCAAGTGTATCATCATAATTAGTTGGCATTTGAGTCATTGTTTTTGTTTCGTATGAAGTCATAATACAATAAAAAAGCACCCCGTGCAAGGAGTGCTGTGACAGTCTATGAATTGGTTTGTATATTTAGCGGATCCACACGAGTCAATCCGATAAAATCCTTACCAAGTTTGATGTCAAACTCATCACCAGGATCTAAATCCATCATGGCAGTGTAAGCTTTGCCGATCACGATATTGCCGTTGCCCTGAACCATTGCACGATAACTCAACTTGCGATGGGGTCCTAAATGTATGCGTTTGGAATCCAGAATTGCAGTGTAAAATTCAGTAAAACGTGGGTAAGTCTCACCGTTCACAACTCGATAGTACCCACAAGCAATAGCAATCTTAGTTTTACTTAAATGATCAAGATCTTTGACTTTATCAATCAGTTCTTGTCCAATAAGTCGTCCCGATTCTTTTGATGATTTCTTTTTGAAAAAATT